GGGGCCGGTGCGGGCTCCTGAGGGGCCGTGAGCGGCTCCAGAGCGGCGAACGCGTCTCGCTGCGCCTGCCGTTCCTGTGCGCGCGTCTGACGGGCACTGAGCTCGCTTTGGACCGAGGTGACGCGGGAGGCGAGTTCGGCCAGTTCCGTTCCCTGGTCGGTGTCCAGGGAATCGAGAGCGGCCAGTTCCTGGCCTCGGGTGCGGATGCGCTCGAACTCGGCCGCCAGAGCCGCGTCATCAAGAGAAGCCGGATCGAACGGCTCAGGGGTGTTCCCGTCGAACTGGGCGACGGAGCGAAGGGTGAGTGCGTCCCGGTGCGCCTGCGCGCTACGGGGGAGGTGTCGCGTCATGGGTTCTCCCACGGCTCGATACGGACAGGGGTCTGTCGCGTGTCTCGAGCCGGCCCGCAGCACAGCACCCGATCATGCGTTCTGGCCAGGGTACTCCTGAATGGCCCAAAAGGGACAGGGTGTTGGACTCGAGCACGCTCCGAACCCGACCCTCGACTCCTGGAAAACTCACATATCCGGATCGGATCGGGCAAAGAGACCCGGTTTTGGAGGTGGAGGAGGGATCGGGAGGTGAGCCCTCTCCCCCCTATACGTGGGGGACACATGCGAGCGTGCACACACGTCACGCTACGTAATCATTACGTCACGGTAATAAAGAAAAGGTCCCCCGCGCTATACGAAGAGTAGGGTCCCCTCCTGTTACCTCCATTACCTCCAAGATGGAGTACGAAAAAGGGCCCCTTGCGGGGCCCTGATCCGTTTTGGGCGTTTCTACTTGACAGGCTCCGGTGTCCGGGTACCACCCTTCTTCATGACCAGTAGCTTCGCGGCGCCCTCCGACAGCCCCGTCACCGTCTCCCCGCCCGACGTCGTGACCGTGTAGGTCTGCCGGGCCGATCCCTTACCGCAGTTGCATGCCATGCCTCATCCCTCCACCAGTGCCTGAGAAGCCCACGCCCACCGGGCCCGAGCCGTCTCGGGGTCGTAAGTCAAGTACGTGTCGGAGGCAGTCCGTGCCGACTCCTCCGAGCCCTCTACGGGCGCGATCCCGAACGCGCCGATAAACGTTCGCTGAACGCCTCCCGAGAACGCGACCCGTGCCCGCGGGACCGGGAACCCGGGCGCGTTCACGCTGCACACCGCGATCAGCTCGAGCGAACCCCCGACCCGGCGCCAGTCCCCGGAGACGGGAGAGGATCGGAACACCTCCACCGCCTCCGTTGCAGCGCCCGGCAGCATCCATCCCGCCACCCAGATCCCGAACGCGTCCTCCCCGGCCACGACCCGGGCCACGGCTGCGGCTGGGTCGTCGTAGTGCTGCGCAGCCGCTTGGAACGCCAACTGCGGATCCGCATGCCTCGGGCCCGCCACCAGAGTTCCCACCGGGATCGCCACCCCGTCCCGGGTCCCCTGCTCACCCGTATGGAAGTAGGCATAGTTCGAGAGCGAGGAGGGAGCCGTCACGCAACCCGGGAGCCCGATGTGGCACTGACCCCACGGCGCGATGTGCCCGAACACCCGGCCCTCTTCGGTCACGGTCAGCGGCGTGACCCGCTCCAGCTTCGGGTCCGTGAACCACTGGAGCGGAGGCGATGGAGGGGTCACCTCCCTTACCTCCATGGCCTGGCTCGTGAACGCGGCCAGTTTCGCTTCGTACGCGGCCACCTGTACGTCGTCGGTGTAGTTGACGTCGTCCGGGTACACCGGAAGCGGGTCCAGCGTGAGGGACACGTCCGCGAACGCGGGAATGGAGACCAGCGTCGCGCCGGCCACGCGCCACTGCGTGAGGACGATCCGCTCCTCCTCGTCCATCACGTACTCGATGTCGTCCAGGTCCACGCTCGGACCGATGACGCCGGCCTCGAGCTGTTCGATGACGTTCGTCGACCATTCGGCCGAGTCGAGCAGCGAACCGGTCCCGAGCACCATGCCGTTCTCGAACCGCAGGGATTCGATCCGGCCCACGACGACCGAGCCGCCGTGTCCGTCCCCGGAAACTCCCTGCCACGACAGGGGAAGGGGCAGATCCCGGGACGCGGACCCCGCGGGGTCCAGGATCCGCCCGTCCCCGGTCGGGATGCCCATCCGGGCCAGTACCGCGCTCCATGTCCTAGGCACTCTCGTCCTCCTCTTCCCACTCCGGGAGCAGGGGCTCCAGGAACATGACGGGCCCCTCTTCGGAGTCGGGGCGAATCGTGGCGTTCATCGGGACCTGTGTCCCGTCCGGTAGTTCCAGCCAAGCGTGAGTCATGCTCTCTGCCGATCTGTCCAGTCGATCTCTTCACCGAGCACCACCGGCATCAAAGAACACCGGCAGTTGATCACTTCCTGAGCCGGGCCCCGCGGATCCCCGGGGAACATCAGGTCGGACCCGCCCACCCGGAACGGGGACGCGAGAAGCGTGCGTTGCTTGTCCGCCTCGGTGTGGGACGGGCGCGTACGCGCATCGTCGGTCGCGATCCACACCTTGGCCGGGGCCACGTCCCCGCGGTCCTGAGCGTCCAGCACAGCGGCCCGGAACACGCCTGCGTTCACGGCCCCGATCGTCTCCGTACGGGCCACCGTGCGGGCCCGGTTCGGCCACCGCTCCGATCCCGTCGCCGTGAGAACCGCCTCCACGCGCCGGGCCATGTCCGGGATCGACTCCCCTTCTCGCAGCCCGTTCTCGAGCTCGGAGACGATCAGGGCGTACACCTCATCGGGGATGCGTACGAGACGGTTCCCGACCTGATTGAGGTAGTCCGCGGTCCACGGGTCCGACTCGGGATCGCGACCGATCACGCGCCGGGCAGCGGTGCGCAGCACGCCCCCGATCGTGGGCACGATCTCCACGTTGACTTCATCGGTCCAGAACTGTTGATGATCCGAGACCCGACCCGGGTCCACGCGGTTTCCCTGGACCACGGCCGGCCGTACCCGGTCCAGGAATCTGCGCATGGAGGCGAACCAGGACCGGGCCACGCGCGCTTCTCCGTCCCGGATGAAGGCCTGCGCCCGAAGCCTTTGCGGGAGCCGGTCGTCCGGCGGGGGAGAGCTCACGCCAGGAACTTCCGGAGCGTGGACCGGTCGTGCTTCAGACCATGACCGAGCCGGTGCTGTACGTACGTCTCGATCTCGTGTCGCAGAACGGGGGCACTACGCCCGAACGCGTCCGCCACCAGATCCACGAACGCGAACGAGCCCTCGAGCAACGGCCCCACGTCGCCCACCGGGATCACGGTGTGGAGTTCGTGCTTCGGGGTGGAGGCGAACTGGCCCCGGTACGGGCGGGTCAGGAGCCGGCCCCCGGCCCGGGACAGGGCATCGAACACGACCAGTTCGGCAGCAGCCACGAGACCGTCCGGCACCTCGGTCTCGGTGTCCGGCTCCGAGCGGGAGGAACGATCCGGCGCCCCGGATGCGGGCTCGAGCTCGGGAGCGGACTCCACATCGGACGAGGAGACACCCGCAGCCGCCGGCTCAATCTCGAACCCGAACAGAGCCTTGGCCACTCGCGGATCCCCGGCCAGGGTCGGGAAACCGATGACTGCCTTTTCCAGCCTCCGAAGCTGGAGCTCTTCCTCGGCCGGGATCGCATCGTCCGGGATGCCGGACTGGGCACGGCGGTACTCGTCCGAGATCAGACCGAGCTCGTACAGGTGGTCCAGGTCCTCGGTCTCGCCCGGGCGCTGCACGATCGCGGAGGTGTCCCACGCCAGTACGTACCGCTCCGGGTCCTGCACCCCCATGGCCAAAAGCGCGGGCCGGTACCAGTGCTCGGTGACCGCATCCGCAATCCGGTCCAGGAGCGGTTCGATGAAGATCTGGTACGTGTCCTCGGAGACTTGCCACGCGGTCCAGTGGTTCGACTCCGCCTGCGTGCCCTCCGCGACCGGTTTCGGCATGTCGAGCGTGGCAGCGAGTCTCGAGAGCGCATCGCGGCGCAGCTCGGTGATGACCTGGTCCATCTCGGTCGCCAAATCCAGGTGCTGGACCTGGCCCACCATCTCGCCCGGTATCTGAATGATGATCGGCACCTGAGCCGATGCCTGGCCGGGCTCGGAGAGCGATGCCTCCATCGCCTCCATGATGGACAGCATCACCGCTTGCGCGACGGTCTCCGCATCGCCCTGCGGGAAGTCGAGTTCCTGGGGGAGGAACAGGAGACCGTTGCCGGCGAGACGGGAATCGAGCCGGGCCGCTATGTTCTGCGACGCCTTTTCGATCTCCCGGAGCGGGACCAGGGCCGGACGCACCGCGCTGGTCGCCATGTGCTGCTTCGCGGGGTGCGGTTGCCACACCCGT